AGAAATCCAACAAAGAAATTAATGAACAAATTGTAGCTAATCAGATAGCTGGTATGTCGTTAGAAGAAGCAATATATCAGGCTGGTTACACTCACGGGGTTGAATTTGAACAAAAACGTAATCAGGCTATTACATTAGGTCTTGTTCAGCCCCCGGCAGAAGCGGAGAGAGGGAAAGGAGCGGTGTGGGTAAAGGCAGATATGAAGCCTGAATTTAACGTCGGTGTTCTGTTGCTCATCCCAGGCGAGGATAATCATATCACATCCGGCATGTGGGACATAGATAACAAATGGGTGTTGCTGGACGAATATCGGATACCGGACTGTGAGGTAACTCACTGGATGCCGCTACCTGCCTTACCGGAAGGCGTGGAAACCCTTGATCTGCCCGATGAAATTGGTCAGGAAATTAAGAAGTTGGCAAAGAAAGAATTAGGATTCGATGAAAGCGCCGGGGAAAAGGAGGTAAGCAATGGAGGCAATTGAGATCGACAAAATAATTGAGGACTTCGCTAAAAACATAGCAGAAGAAATCGCAACAAAGCGGTTTTACGAGGTCGATGAAGTGAAGGCTATTGCGACTACGCGGCTTTCTTTTGCCCTTGCAGAAATATTGAAAATGCAGGTTCTTGAGCAGGAGGATAAAAGGGCTGAATTAAGGGCGGTTTTTAATGACCCAAAAACACCTATCTGGAAGCGGCGCAAAGTAATGGCTGAATTGACATTATTGAACAATGAGATTAAGAAGGTAAACAAGGCTGTATCGGCAAGAAAAGATTTTGATGAATACCAAAAGTTGAGATATTTCGTAAGGCAGAAATTCGGTTATGATGCTCTAAGCGAATTTTACAACGAACTAAGGCCGACAGAAAAAGGGTAATTACCCCCAACTTTTAACCCAAGCCCGAAAAGTAATAACCAATGGACCCCATCAAACTCACCGACATGATCAAGGTCTCCGACCGGTTGCCCGAGAAGGGAACGCGATGTCTTATATACAGCACGGTCGGAGGATTCACAGTAACGACGTTCACCGATCGGAACCTAACCTACGGCTACCATTACAAGACCGCCTGGTTCACTAAGTCCGGCCGGCAGATGAGTAAAAAGACGGTGACGCACTGGGTGGGGTTGGAGAAATAAATGAGAGAAATTAAATAATCCAACTATATGAATAAAGCCAAACCAAAACAACTGGGGGAACTGGGTATATCAGAACATTTCAGGCGCAAAAGGAGCAAGGTCATTTACAGGACAATGACCCACATGGAGTCCCAGCGGTGGACTGCCCAAACTAAACGGCACTGTCTCAATTTGGAAACTATGAAAGCGGAGTATATATTTTGTAAAGAGGAAGTGTTTCCCGTGGAACTAGATATTGAAAGTTCAAAATAAATTGAAAGTTGGTAACTTTATAAAATGGCCGGACGACCAACAGAATATAAAGAGGAGTACAACGAGCAGGTTGTAAAATTATGCCGATTAGGAGCTACGGATAAGGAGATTGCGGACTTCTTTGATGTTACTGAGCAGACTATAAACAACTGGAAATCAGAGCATCCATTATTTTTTGAGTCCATAAAAAAGGGTAAGGTTCTAGCCGATGCCGAAGTGGCTGATAAATTATTCAAACGGGCTACAGGTTACTCGCATGATGCCGTGAAGATATTTCCAGACGGGGGCAAAGATGAGAAAGGGAATAAGGCACCGTTAATAGTTCCATACGTAGAGCATTATCCACCCGACACAGTAGCAGCCATATTCTGGCTTAAAAACCGACGTGGTAAGGTGAAGCCAAACGAAGGCCATAGGTGGGCGGATAAACAAGAGATCACTGGCGAGGATGGTTTACCACTTACAGGCCCCGCCGTAATCCTCCAAATGCCAGCCGGTACCAACATAAGCTTACCTGACAATACCGAAGAACCCGATAACATGGAAGATGAAGGAAGTCCATCTATTCAAGAATGAGAAAAGCCCACTCTACTGGGCAAACCTTACCGCTACTGAAAAGATAGTAGTTAACCAGGGTGGGACATCCAGCGGTAAGACTGAAGCAATAATGCGTGTACTATTCACGATTGCTATCATCAGACGGGGCTATGTAATAACCGTTACAACGAACACGGTACCCAAATTAAAGGAAGATGCTCTCCGCATCGCCAAAAACATCGCCAAGATCCCTGAGATCAAACTATTTATCAAAGATTACAACAGCACCGACCGCACCTACACTTTCAATAATGACAGCATAATTGAGTTTAAGAGCTTCGAGGATGAAGAAGAAGCAAAGGGAGGGAAGCGCCATATACTCTACATCAACGAGGCTACCCGTATTCCTTATGCTATATTCTACCAGGCTGACCTGCGTACCAAAGTGAGAACCTTCATGGATTATAATCCGACGTCCGAGTTTTGGGTGCACGACAAGGTGATCAATTGCCCTACTGGCCCAAAGGGGAAAGAGTTCGATAGCGTCAAGGTTATTCGTAGCTGGCATGAGCATAACCCTTACTTAACCCAAGCAGAACATGACCGCATCGAGCGGATCGGTGATAAGGACTTGTTCAAGGTGTACGCCAGAGGATTGACCGGCAAACTACGAGGGACAATATACACATGGGATGAGGTCGAGGCTTTCCCGTGGACAGATGGTGTAATATGGTATGTTGACTGGGGGTTCAGCGAGAAAGAGACGGCAGATCCAACGGCGTCGGGTCGCATTGCATATAAACCGGATGATAGTATTTACGATTATGTTATTGATGAACTATGTTATGCCCGAGGGTTAGCTCCTGAAGTACTTGCAGATAGAATATGGGCTGCCGGCTACAAGACAGGACAACCCTGCTATTGCGATCATTCGCCGGAGGGCATCAGGACCCTCAGGCTAAAAGGAATCGCCGCATTTCCGTTTACAAAGGGTCCAGGAAGTATTATAGCCGGCGTGCTATTCATGCGCAATAAGAAGGTGGCATATACTTCACGAAGTGAAAATATCAGGACAGAGGTACGCAAATACAAATTCCTTGAGATAGAAGGCATTGTCACCAATACCCCTATTGATGAGTTCAACCACCACATGGATGGATGCAGGGGAGCGTGTCATACACACCACCTTGTAACTGGTAGATAGTTTTCAAATAAATTTGAAAGTTCAGAAAATAACGTAACTTAGCTATTCCGACATACACAACGGGGTAGTGAGTATGTTGGCATTCGTCAACTAAAGAGCGTCGTTCTGGCTACCCCCGGACCGGCGCTTTCTTTTTTATATGCGAAACAAAGTAGCAAAACGACTGCGCAAAGAGGCGAGGAAAGAAACGATCGGTAAGTCCGAAGTAACAACAAGGGCCGTGTATAAGGATAAGAAATATAAGGGCAAATGACCAGTATCATTATCCCCCTCAACAACCGCTCAACGCAGAAGAACCTGGAACTGAGGTTTGCGCTGCGTAGCATCGAGAAACATCTGTCAGGCGTCGGTGAGATCTTCATCATTGGCTATTGCCCTGACTGGGTGCAGAATGTTATCCACATCCCATTCGAGGAAGACCCGCGCAACCGGTTCAGAGACCGCAATATCATGAACAAGATGCTGGCGGCATGTAAGGACGAGCGGGTGAACGATGACTTCCTAATGGTACATGATGATCATTTCTTGTTGAAGGACTACGAGGCGGGTAAGTTCCCCTACTACCATTGTGGGCCGATAATACCCAATGTGGGACAATATGCCGAGACTAAGAAGAATACAATATTGGCGCTCTCGGTCAATGATGATGTCACGGAGGTGATCAATAACTACGACGCACATTGCCCAATCCTGTTCAATAAGGAAAAGTTCCAAAAGGTTACCGATGTTGACTGGTCAAAATGGTACGGCTACTGCCTTAAGACTTTGTATTGTGTGATGAACGGAATAGAAGGGGAGTTTATGTTCGATGTTAAGATAAGGATGCCGTTAAAGGCAGATAGCATTGTGAGCATGTTACATGGCCGGTCATGGTTCAGTATCGGCGACCGGTGCTGGACTGAAGGCGGGATGAAAGAAGTATTGCAAACACTTTACCCAAATAAAAGCAAGTATGAGCGATAAAAAAGAACAGCCGATTGAGAAGAAGCAGGAGCCTGGATTGCCGGTAAAGATTCCGCTGTCGATTGTGAGGTGGTTGGCGTATAGTCTACTATTTACAGTCGTGCTTATCCCCGCAATGTGGGAATTGAATATTTGGTGGACTATTTCGCCTTCGCTCATACTCGGCCACTTTGCTAGTCAATTAAATGCGTTAATTAAAAAGTAAAGTATATGTCAAATGGAGATAGGCAATAAGCAACAGATTGAATCGGCTGCCAGCTTTCGGGTTGATTTCGTAACGCCGCATCTGTTTCAGCTAATAGGATATCGGCAACGACTTGCGCAGGAGTTATTGAAGATGTATGACAACCAAAACTTTCACTATGGTGGCGCGCTTGCCGAGTTTGATCAATGCAATGACAAAATAAAAGAATTATTAGGGATATGACCATCTGCTACTCTTTTGCTTCACGACAAAGGCCGCAAAGGTTCTTCGACACGCTCGACAACATTA